AACGGCGGTATCAAGTTTGAATGAGCAAATCAATCAAGGTAACTCTGTTCTAGGCGAAGTTGACCATCCAGACGATCTTAAGATTAACTTAGATCGTGTTTCCCACATGGTTTCAGAAATGTGGATGGATGGCCCAAACGGTTATGGTAAACTTAAAGTCCTGCCAACACCAATGGGTAACTTAGTTAAAACGATGCTAGAGTCAGGTGTTAAATTAGGAGTTTCATCCAGAGGAAGCGGCAATGTTCGTGAAACCTCTGGAGACGTTTCAGATTTTGAAATCGTTACTATTGATATAGTAGCACAACCCAGTGCTCCAGACGCATATCCAACAGCAATTTATGAAGGTCTCTTAAACATGAGAGGCGGGCATAGAGTGCTTGAGGCAGCTGCTGAAGTACGTGAGAATCAAAAGGCGCAAAAATACCTAAAAGAAAGTATTTTACGCCTCATAAAGGACCTAAAAATTTAGGAGAACATTATGTTAGACGTATTTAAACCACTTATCGAAAATAACATTATCTCTGAAGAAGTTCAAGCAGAACTAACAGAAGCTTGGGATGCAAAGTTGGCAGAAGCCACTGAGCAAAACAAGGCTGAGTTGCGCGAAGAATTTGCACAAAGATATGAACACGATAAAGAGGCGATTGTCGAAGCCCTAGATACAATGGTTACAGATTCTCTAAAACAAGAAATCAACGAATTTGTAGAAGATAAGCAAGCATTACTAGCTGAGCGAGTAGCATACAAGACAGCAGTAACAGAGCATGCCGATATTCTAAGCAAGTTCGTAACAGAGAATCTAGCATCTGAAATGGGCGAGTTCCGTGCTGATAGAGGCACACAGGCTCAAACAATTCAGAAACTAGAAGATTTCGTAATCAAAGCATTAAGCGAAGAGATTGTTGAATTCAACGAAGACAAAAAAGACGTAGTTGAAACAAAAGTAAGACTAGTAGCAGAAGCAAAAGCAAAACTAGCCGAACTTAAGAAAACATTCATTGAGCGTAGTGCTAAGATGGTTGAAGAGACTGTCACTAAAACTATTAAGGGTGAGATGTCACAACTTAAAGAAGATATCCAGATTGCTCGTGAGAACAATTTTGGACGTCAATTATTTGAAGCATATGCCGCGGAGTATGCCCATTCATATTTGAATGAGAATACAGAAGTAGCTAAGCTAAGCAAAGAACTTTCAGAGATGGAAGAGGTGTTGGCTGAAGCCAATAAAACAATTGAAGAAAAGGATGCACTCGTAGAGGCAAAAATGAGTGAAATCAATATTATGAACGACCAAGCAAGCAGAAAGGACGTTCTTTCACAACTACTTTCACCATTGGCGAAAGAGAAGAAAGACGTAATGGAAAGTTTACTTGAATCAGTTCAAACTGAAAAACTTAAAGCATCTTTTGACAAATACCTACCAGCGGTTATTAATGGCGATGGTAATGGTATTAAACGCAAACTTACAGAAGGTACAGCAAAGAAAGAAGTAACTGGTGACCGCGAAGTTGTTACGGAAGAACGTGCAACAGAGCAACAAGCATCTACATCTAACATTGTTGACTTGAAGAAGTTAGCAGGATTATAAATTTATAATTAAGGAGTTTAGGAGACTAAAATGTCAGAACTATTAAATGAAAACTGGAGCGAAACCAAAGACGCACTTTTAGAGGGTCTTTCAGGTTCAGCTCGTAGTACAATGGCAGTAACTCTAGAAAATACAAAAAGTTATCTAGCAGAAGCTGCAACAGCCGGCGCATCAACATCAGGTAATGTTGCAACACTTAACAGAGTAATTTTACCAGTAATCCGCCGTGTAATGCCATCAGTAATTGCTAACGAAATCGTTGGCGTTCAACCAATGGCAGGCCCAGTAGGCCAAATCCACACATTGAGAGTACGTTACGCAGACGCATTCACAGGCAGTGCAGGTGGTAACACAACAGCAGGCGAAGAGGCATTAAGCCCATTCAAAGTTGCTGAAGGTTACTCAGGCAACGTTGCTTCAGCTGATACAGCAGGCGCAACAGCAGCTAATGAAGGCTCAGCAGGTAACAGACTAAGCATTCAAATCTTGAAGCAACCAGTAGAAGCAAAGACACGTAAGCTATCAGCACGTTGGACTTTCGAAGCTGCTCAAGATGCTAACTCAATGCACGGTATTGACATGGAAGCAGAAATCATGTCAGCACTAGCACAAGAGATTACAGCTGAAATTGATCAAGAGATTCTACGTTCACTACGTGGTATCGCATCAACAGACTTCACATTCGACCAAACAGGCGTTTCAGGTACAGCAACATACGTTGGTGACGAACACGCCGCATTGGCAGTAACAATGAACCGCGCAGCCAACGCTATCGCACAACGCACACGTCGTGGTGCCGGTAACTGGGCAGTTGTAGGTACAGACGCACTAACAGCAATTCAATCTGCTTCAACAAGTGCATTTGCTCGTACAACAGAAGGTTCATTCGAAGCACCAGTTAACCAAAAGATGGTTGGCACACTAAACGGTGCAATGAAAGTTTACGTTGATACATACCAAGGTACAAACGATTCAGTACTAGTAGGTTATAAGGGTTCAAGCGAAGCAGACGCAGCCGCTTTCTATTGCCCATACATTCCTCTAATGTCATCAGGTACAGTATTAGATCCTGATACATTCGAGCCAGTCGTAGGCTTCATGACACGTTATGGTTATGTTGCACTAACAAACACAGCATCATCACTAGGTAATGCTGGCGACTACCTACAAAAAATCAACATCTCAAACCTATCATTTGTATAAGGTTTAGAACTTTTTGTAAAGATAACCCCCCATTTTTGGGGGGTTTTTCTTGACTAAATATTACTGCTTACTAATGGGTAGTAAGTTTATGGGGACTAACCCTCCTCGTAGCGGATAGAACCCGCAACGGACTTCTAAAAGGAGAAATAAAATGGGTAGACCATTAAACAAAAAATTCTTCGGCGCAGAGGGTGTAGGCCCAACAGCCGGCGGTAGCGAAATCAAAGTTAACTTTCATAACGGCTCAGCAGTTAAAGAAGGTTATATCGTAAAACAAAAAGCAAGTAAACGTTTTGTTGTTGAGGAAATCGAAACACCAGGATTATTTACTTGTACTTTAACCTGGGATGATTTACCAGCAAACCTAGCATCAGGTGAAATGTCAATTTCATTTAAAATGGATGATGGTGAAACATATCTAGCAAGTAAAATTTCTGGCCGTACAGTAACACTAGCAGCTCCGACTGCTACAGGTTCAAACGCATATGATGGCAGTAAAGTTCCATGGAACTTCTTAACATCTCTAGTAGACGGTGCGGCACAAGTTGAAGAAGCAGGTGACGACAATACACTAATCGGTGTAGACGACGACGATTTCACAGAAGACGCATAAGCGTTATTTTTTGCAATCAATACAGAAAGGGGGCCTTTGGCCCCTTTTCTATTTTATAAATGTATAAATAATAGTAACATTGGAAAACACAAAATATGGCACAGAATCTAATTGTCAATAGCGACTATAATATTGATGTTGGCGCAAATGAAGTAAACATTACAGCAACAGAAGTTAACGTTATAGGTAACTTTGTTGTAACAGGCACCACTACTACAGTTGACTCTGCTAATATGTCTGTTACAGATAATAATATTGTTCTTAACCAAGGCGAAGCCGGCGCAGGTGTAACATTAGGATCTGCAGGTATTACTGTAGATCGTGGTAGTGTAGATGACGCTACACTTATTTGGGACGAAACAACAGATAAGTGGTACTTTAAAGTAGGCGCAAGTACAGCAGACCTAGTAGCAAACGTTTCAATGGCTGCGTTAGAGTTGGACAGCGTTACTGTTACAGATATTATTACAGAAGCAGAAACAATTGGTGCTAACGACAATGACACATCTATTCCAACATCAGCCGCAGTAAAAGATTACGCAGACGCAATTGCGACATCAGCATCAGCAGGTGGCGCACAATACGATGTACAATACAACACAGGTGCAGGATTAGGTGGTAATAGTAACTTTACTGTAAACTATACTACAAACGTTGTAAGTATTTTAGGCGAACTTAATGTTGATAACATTAACATTAACGGCAATGATATTATTTCATCTAACGTAGATGGTAACATTACATTAACACCAAATGGTGTTGGTAATATTATTTTAGCAAAAGAAACAGGAGTTTCAGTACAGTTAGATTTTACAGATCAAGGCAGTGATCCAAGTGCAACAGCGACAGTGAATAAGATTTATTCTAAGACACCAAGTGGCGGCGGCACAGGACTATATTTTGTTAATAATACAACAACTGGTGAGTTTATTAGTAAAAGCAAATCAATTGCTTACTCATTAGTATTCGGCGGATAAATATAACTATGGCAATAGCAATTACAAATTTAACAAATACAACAGGAACAGCGGTTATTACAGCGGCAAGTGACATTGCTGTTACTGATATTATTATCTTTAATACAGACTCACATACTGGATCACTTTTTGATTGGAGTATAAATTTAATTCCAAGTGGTGATTCAAACTCCATTGATAACTTACTATATTCTTCAAGTTTAGTGACAACAGGTTACGCAAACTCATTGTATCCTGGGTCAAACATTCATGTTAATACAATAACAGGGTTTATTGGTAATAAATGGTTGCTATCAACTGGTGATTCATTTGAAGTTACAATTTTTGACGCAAGTAATACATCACCAACATGGTCTGGTACACCAGCATTAGTTCCAGTAAACGTATTTGTTAACTACATAGGATTGTAAAATGCCTTTTGACGCTTCACAACCACAATACTTTACTCATAATAAAGTTAACTTCGGTAGACAAGACGCTGTCGGCCTTCCTGCAGGTACTACCCTTGAACGTCCTGGTACACCAAATCCAGGTGATATAAGATTTAATACACTACTTAATTCATTAGAAACATATGATGTTATTAATTTTTGGCAACCTATTAGAATTCCAGGAACTGCTACTATTACTAAAAATACAGACACAGGTGATGGTTCAACAACTGCTTTCAATATGTTATCATCAACTCCAGATTCAGAAGAAAATGTTCTTATTTTTATTAATAATATTTTTCAAGAAGCAACAACTGCATATACAGTATCAGGAACAACAGTTACATTTGCATCTGCCCCACCTAACGCACACGTTATTGTAGCATTAAGCGGATTTGACACTGTTTAATATTTTAAACTCTTATATAAATACTAGTATAAAGTAATTTTAAACGGAGAATAGTATGGGTATAGGTCGCGTCTCGGGACCAATGTTACAACCAAATTTGGTCAGGCAAGGTACTGACTTAGCATTTGAAACGGATTTATTATATCTCGATGTAACAAATTCACGCATTGGTATTAATCAAAACACGCCAGGTTATTCGTTAGACATTTCAGGCGACTTGCAAGTTGGAAATATCGAACTTGATACCAACACTATTACTACAACAAATACAGATGGTAATTTAATATTAAATGCCAATGGCGCCGGTCAAATACAAGTATCAAGTAAGAACATTCAAAATGTTCTTGATCCTGTATTAGCGCAAGACGCCGCAACAAAAGCATATGTTGATGCACAAGTTGGCGGATCCAGCGGTGGTAGTATTACGTTAGGAACTCCTACTGATGGTAGTTTAACAACATGTAGTGCGTATTTAGGTTGGACAGGATCCACCTTGGTAACAGATGCTATAGATGATTTAAATGAAGTTGTTGAAAATATTCGCAATAATACTTTTGTTAAAGAAGTAGACTTTACTGCTAACCAAACAGTAGGCGGTGCTGGACTTGTTGTAACGCTAACTATTACCGCAACAGGTAATGCTAACAGATATGATATTACTTGGGGTGACGGTAATACAACAACTGGAACAAGTGATAGCACACCAACGCATACATATAACTCTAATGTTGGCTCGCCATTTGATGTAGAGGTTAGAGCATATAACAACAGTGGTTGTGGAACAGGTAGCGAAGCAACAAAAGTAAGAGCAAGTTATATTATTATTTACACTG